ATAACACTTAGACACCCAAATCTTTGCCCAACCAAATCAATCTTCTTAGTCATACCTATTCGGATTCCCTATAGGATTTCCCACGCGTGATGTTCCAAATCGACTTAGTGCAAATATTAAACATATTTGCAAGAACGTTTAAGGAAAAACCAGATTTAGATTTATATAGCTTTCTAATCAAGTCAGCCTCTTTATTTGTAAGCAACGAATTTTTAACCCTTTCACCTGAGATACCGATTTCTAAGCAGCCACATGACTTTACAATTCCCCACTTTCCTTTATCAATAATATGAATTTTTCCACACTTGCACTTACATTTTAATTTTATTTTATTCAATTCAGGTACATAAAAATGACTTAAGCATTTTAGATAAAATGTCTTTTTCCCAACCAGATCATCCGCATTAGATTTTGCTAAAGTCAATCTAAGGCATCCACAAGACTTATTATATCCTTTTAACAAAGATCGTCCTCGAGCCCAACACTCATTGCCACAATCACACTTACATAGCCATTTCTGTTTTTCTTTGTCCCATGAAATAGCAACCAATTTTTCAAACCTTTTTCCAGAGACATCTTTAAGCGGATTGTAATTATTACCTTGTTTAATAACATTTATACATCCGCAAGATTTTGTTACTCCCCACTTATATGGGCTTATTTTTGTTTCATTTCCGCAGCTGCAAATACATAATATTTTTGCTGTTATACGAGTGCCATGAAAGTAATCAATGCATTTAAGTTTGCAATATTCTTTTCCAATTATTTTTTTATTTTTTTCTATCATTCTGTTTATAACAGCACATCCACAGGATTTGATAAGTCCTTTCTTCAATTCATTTGAAGAGATCAATGAAATCGTGCCGCAGTCGCATCTGCATTTCCATCTTCCTTTTTCTCTATTCCATTCCAAAACTGTATAATTATTAAACTTCTTCCCTTCCAGAAGATCTCCTGTCATTTTATAAATCAAAATACAATATCCTCTGGAATTGGTTGATGGTTTTTAAAATTATAAATATTAAGGAGGAGCATGGTCCATTCTTTAGAATTTAACTGAGGGCGGATCTCGAACCATTTCTGGTCTAATTTCCGATAAAAAACTTCCTCATTGAAGGCATCCAAGATGAAAAGATTCCTAAATCCTATGGTAAATCCATTACCAACGAACATAACTAAGGGAGTAATCTTTTTATGGTGGCAATAATCGAAAAATCTCAAATACCCATCGACAATTTTTTCTATCTTTTCATTTGTCTTAGGCATAAGAAATTTGCCTTGTCTTAGTAAATCAGACATTCCTCGATCTGAATTCCCAAATAAAAGACCAAGTAGAGATTTGATCGATAACCTAGTTCTCGTCATGTATTTTTGCAATATGATGTAATCTTCCTTTTTGTCCTTCTTGGCCCAGAACTCCACGACCTCTTTAAGGGAATTGGATTTTTGCACCGAGTTATCATTTAAGATGAACTCATAACTTACGTTTGGGTCTCTAATGTAATACACATCAAGACCAAGCTCCTTAGCAGCCTCTAATCTATGCTGACCGGAGATGACTTCCATAGCTCCATTGCAAATGATTGGTTTTAAATGAAGATTGTTTTCTCTTTGCAATTCTTTTTTCAACTTTTTTACGTGGTTCTTATCTACATCTCTGTTCAAATTGACCTTTTTGAATATTTCATAATCAGCTGTTTTTTGTATGTTAGGAGTATCTGACACAATTTACCTCTGTGAATTTTGCTTTATTTCTCAATGCATACTAGATGAAATTTACTTTTACAAAAAGATAGATTCTTTCCTTGAAATTCAAATAAAATGTTACTATGAAAAAAAACTAAATAAGGAGCCTATATGGTCAAGGGCTATAACATCATTTCAACTCTGAATCCTCAGCAACAACAGATCTTTAAACGGCAATCCAAAGGCGTTCTAGGAGGGCCACAAAGTTATCAAGAATCCCCTCTTTACCAAGCTGGATCTAACTATCTTCAAAATGCCCTATCCAATGATCCCCAAGCTTATCAAGCCTATGAAGCTCCGCAATTGCGACAATTTCAGCAACAAGTAGGAGGCCTTGCAGAGCGCTTCGGAGGCCTTGGAGCTACCTCCTCTTCGGGATTCCAACAAGCCCTTTCAGGAGCAACTACTGACCTTCAGGAACGTTTGGCTGCATTGCGAGCTGGCATTCAAGAAAGAGCGCTACCACAAGCACTACAATATGCTGGGGCACCTTTAGAGCACGGCCAAAGCTTGATCAACACACAAACTCAAGCAGCTCTTCCAAAATCCAGACCTTGGTGGCAGGAAGCATTAGCGGGACTTACTAGTAAAATTGGAAACATTTTTTAAGGAGAATCTATGCCTAACCTACAACAAATGAATCCTGGAACACCTAGCATCTCTGAGGAACTTGGACGCAATCTTGGTAATGCAGTTGGCGGTGGTCTTGCTTATAATCTTCAATCGCATTTGCAGGGTAAGAAGAACAAAAGCGCTCTATCTGCACTAAGCCCTTATCTTAAGCAAAGCGGAATGAGTGATGAGGATATAGATTCGTTTGTCAATAGCGGACTCGACCCTAAGATCGGAGCTGAGATTGTTAAATCTCAACTGAACAAAAAACAAGAAGACTTAGGAAAATTCGAAACTGGACTTCAGACAATTAATCAAATGCGAGATGTATTAAAAAGGGGTCGTCTCGGCAGAGGAACTAATATTACAAGACTATTTGGAGCTGGTGACGCAAGGGATGCTGCAGAATATGAACAACTTGGAAAATCTCTGATTCCTGTCGTGGCAGCAGGAGTTCCTATCAGAAACCAAAAGGAATTTGAAGAGTATAAAAAAGTTCTCACAGACGCAAGCGCATCACAAGCTGATATAGCTGGAGCTCTTGACGGTCTTGAAAAAATTCTGAAAGGAAAGCTTGGAGAAAAAGGTGACTCCATTGGTGAAGAAAAAGAATTTACTGAATCTAAGCAGCTTGAAAAAGGTACAACCTTTGAATCTCTTCCAAAGGCCTCTGATCATCCAAATGCTATTCTTAAAAAGGGAAACAAGCGATACGTTTCAAATGGTAAAACTTGGAAGGAGATGAAGTAATGCCGTATGTCTTTGAAGGGTATGCTGAACCTGAATCAGCGGAAAAAGGTTATACCTTTGAAGGATATGCTGAACCTTCCTTTGCAGAAAAACACGGGTTCAAAGGAATGGGCTTAAAAAAGCCATTATCAGTGATCAATGCTGGCCTTAAAGGAATTCTAGAGGGAGTAGAAAATATTAATCCTCTACAGCCCAACATTAGCGCCATTTCTGCTAAGGGACGTCAAAATCTCAGAGAACAGTTCCTTCCTTCTGAAGAGGGAACCGAAGAAAGTATCGCTCGCGTTGCAGGCCATCTGGCGCCTATACCCTTAGGCGCGGAAGGCTCTATTGCATCTAAAGGTGTCCAGACAACTAAAAACATCCTGAAGGCATCTAAGAACATCCCTAAGAACAAAGTCACGATGGCAAGCGGTCTGTCGCAGCCTAAATCGGTTGGATCTAAAGTTGCTCCTTATGCCTCCATCGGAAGCAAAACAGAAGCAGAAGCGATACAAAAGCTGAATACAGAAGCAGGTGAACTTGCTAAAAAAAGCATTCATAAAAATCTTCCATTATCCAAAAAGATCGAAGAAGGATTTGATTTTCAAAAGAACTTTGAAACCAAGTTCGGAGAGTTGGAATCCATAGCTAAGAAAGCTAATCCAAGAATTGATATCACTCCTGTGACTGAGCTTATGCAAAAGAGCGCGGACAAATACCGTGGCATCGCTTCCCCTCACCGAGAAGCAGTTCGGATTAAAAATGAAGTGAAAGCTTTCTATAAAAAACCTCCCACTTCACTTCACGCGCTTTATAAGACCTATCGGTCTAACAACCAAAAGATCAATAATATTTATGAGACTTCTCGGCTAACAGGAAAACAAAAAGAATACGCAGACTTCCTCCTAGATCAGAATAGAGCTATAGTTAAATCCTTTGAAAATACCCTGGGAGCACCAAAAGGTTCATGGGCAGATCAATTCAAGCAAATGAATAAACAGTTCGAAGAATGGAAAAAAGCCGATAAGGCTCTCAAGAAATTCGATCCCTATTTCCGAGGAGCTCTCAGTCCTTCAGAACTTGAGAAATTTGCTTTTGATATTCCAAAGCATAAAAAAATGGCCTTAGATTTAGGGAAACAAGCAACCGATGAAATTGTTCAGCTATCTAGGGATCTTAAACTAGCAACTGAAAGCATCAAAAGAATCCCTAAAGCAGAGATTAAGAAATGGGAAGCAGCATTTCCCCTATCATTCTTCATACCGATATTTGGAAAAGCTATCGCGGGCGTTCATGGAGCGAGAATCGCTAGACATAGTATGGGTTATTGGCTTAGCAAACCTGCAACTAGACGAGCTTATGGCGATGCCATGAAAGCTATTAAGAATCAGGACTTCGATGCTTACAAAGATGCAACAGCTCTTCTCCTGAAGCATAGTCTTCAGAATGAAGATGATTAAGATCCGATATTAAATTTGCACATCATAATGAAAATTATGATGCTGCATATACAGGCGATTATCATTTATTAATCCTTTTTAAGTATTATCCAAATAGTAAAAAGTTGCAGACTGGCTATAAAAAGAAGAAATCCATTCATATTTAACTCGTCTTCCTAGATTCCCAACGACCGCGCTCTTCAAAAGCACCCTCAAGCCTAGATAATCTTTGATCGATATTCCGAATATCTCTGCTCAAGCTTTTAAAGCATCCTAATACTACACCACTAATAGCAACAATAACTCCACCGGCAGTCCAAAATAATCCCCAATCCATTTTACACCTCATTTCCATCCAATTTACACTATGAGAACTTTGCCAACAATTCCGATACTTTTATTTAATTGAACTATTTTTTTGACACCCCTCTCTATAGGTGATAAAGTAAAATAATTAATATCATCACTACTTGAGGGCGTGATCATGGCACAACGTAATGCACCACAGGCTGAGACACTATCTGGGTCGCCCCAGCCTAACTTCATCGGATACGCGACAGCTCCTATTAAATCTAAAAGAGCACCTACAGCCGCAGATACAGGTTTTCCACTCGGTCAAATTTGGGTAGATAAAACATCTGGAGATGTTTACATCCTTTCCCAAGTTGCTGCGGGAGTGGCTACATGGAACCTTGCAGGAGCAGGTTCTGGAGGCCCATTAAACACTCTTTCAGATACTGCATCTACTGTGATCAATCCAGTAGCAGGTGATATTCAAATTATTGGAACAGCCAATCAGGTTTCTTCAACGGCAGGTGTCGGCACTTTGACTCTAGCCACACCAGCAACATTTATTGCTCCAGGGAGCATCGCCTCAACAACATCAATTCAAGCAGGAACCACTTTAACCTCCGCAGGAGCTACTACTCTCGCTACAACAGGCGCATCTGTCAATACTTTTGGTAACGCGACAGGAGCCACCTCTGTGGGAATTACAGCGGGTTCTGGAGGAATAGCTCTTACATCTACTAATTCTGCGATTGCCTTAGAGACTGGAACCGGTGCCATGAACATCTCAACAGATGCAACGGCTAACGCAGTCAATGTAGGTACAGGGGCAGGTGCAAAAGCGGTAACCATCGGATCTACAAACACGACATCTGCACTTACACTTCAATCTGGTTCAGGTGGCATTAGTTACAATACAGGTAACGGAGCGATCACAATCAATTCCGGAACAGGTACGATCGGAATTTCCACTGATGCAACCACTACCACTGTCAACTTGGCCACGGGTGCTGGTGCTAAAACTGTTACCCTAGGATCGACTAATACAACATCCTCAACTGCAATTGCATCTGGATCAGGGGCTTTAACCCTCACTTCCACAAACGGAGCTATGACTTTAGCCTCTGGAACTGGAACTATAGGTATCTCAGCAGATGCCGCTGCAACGACTCTAAATATCGGTACGGGAGCAGGTGTAAAAACTGTAACTTTAGGATCTACAAACACAACTTCTCCTACAACTGTTCAGTCCGGATCAGGTGCTCTAAACATTACCTCTACAAACGGGGCTATGACCTTAGCATCCGGTACAGGTACAGTGGGTATCTCTGCTGATGCAGCTACTACTACAGTGAATGTGGGAACAGGAGCTGGCGTAAAGACAGTAACCGTAGGTTCAACAAATACAACATCCCCTACAACAATCCAATCCGGTTCTGGAGCTTTGAATGTCACCTCGACAAACGGAGCTTTGACCATCAATTCCGGAACTGGAGCCTTGGGAATTTCTACCGATGCGGCAGCGACTACGGTTTCTTTTGCAACAGGTGCTGCTGTCAAGGGAGTAACATTAGGCTCTACTAACACAACATCAGCTACGACAGTTCAATCAGGATCTGGAGCGCTTAACATCACTTCGACAAACGGTGCGATGTCCCTGGCTTCTGGAACAGGAGCTTTAAACATTTCTAATGACGCAGCTGCAACTACAGTTAGAGTAGGTGCCGGAGCTGCTGTCAAAAACGTGACATTGGGTTCTACAAACACCACCTCAGCTACAACCATCAACTCAGGATCTGGAAACATCACGATGGTAGGTAACGTGCTCAAGAGCACTAATCCTGCCTTCCTTCTTTCCTATGCCGCTACTGCCAATAACGTCACAGGTGATGGCACCGTCTATACCCTGGGTACAGGAGCTACATTTACAAAGATCTTCGATAGAGGAACGAATGCCACAACCTCCGGAGTATTTACTGCTCCTGTTACAGGGATCTACGATCTGCGCTCTTCTGTGTATCTAACCGGGGCTACAATTGCGACAACTTACATTCTTAAGATTGTAACTACAGCTAGAACGTATGAAACAACCTTTATAAAGGCAGCTGGATCTCAAGATGAATCCATCTCGATCAGCGCTCTTTGCGACATGACAGCTACAGACACTGCAACAGTGACTATCGCTGTTAACGGGGAAGCCGGAGCCACAGTTGATGTACTTGGTGGAGCAACCATCACTACATTCTTCTGCGGGTCTCTAATCGCCTAATAGGAGATATATGGCCTACGGAACGCGAATAGCATTCGACGAAGTTAGAGAAGCTGCCTTTGGTTCAATCACGGGCAGCTATACTGCTATCGGGACTCCTCTCACTCGTCACGCGAGAATTGTTTATTTTGGTAATTCAACCGATGGACTTATCTACGTATCTTTAGATGGTGTAACTAACCATCTATTGATTGCTCCCAATTCTTTTCAGTTGTTTGACTTCGCCGCGAATTTGATTAGAGATGATGGTCTCTTTATTTCTCAAGAAACCCAATTCTATATCAAAAGCGCGGGAGCTTTAACTAAAGGAGAATTCTGGATAGAGGTCATCACAGGTATAGGAGCACCAGCATAAATGTCACAAGCCGGCGTTCTTTCAGTCCAGACAAGCGGTGGCCTAATTACCGAGACTCTCACAGGTAATACGGGTGGTCCAGTTGGACCAGACGGCTCATTCAACATCAATATTATTGGTGTCGGAGGAGTTACTGTAACTGGCAATCCTGGGACAAATACTCTTGAGATTTCAAACTCTGGATCTCTTACCTGGAATGTAATAGCAGCCTCTCAAGCCATGATAGCCAATGAAGGATACATTTGCGCAGGTGGAGGAGCCATTTCCCTGTCTCTTCCAGCTACTTCAGTTCTTGGAGACATCATTGAAATTACTTTAGATGGCTCTACAAGCTTTGTGATTACACAGGGAGCGAGTCAGCAAATACGCCTTGGGAGTACTCAAACGACATCTGGAGCATCAGGCACGATTACAACGACCGCCCAAGGCAATTCTCTTCGACTTGTCTGTCAAACAGCCGACCTCAAATGGAATGTACTTTCTAGCATGGGGAACTTTTTAATCATATGACAAGCTTTACAAATACCACTCTCAATTATCCTCAACTTGCAAATTCTCCTATACGAAGAGTCATCGCAAAACGCGATCCCACGGTAAATGATAAGAGAAATTTTAACCTTGGCGACGAGTGGTTGAATGAAATTGCTAACAGATGGTGGAAGCTCGCAGAGATTAATAACATAAGTGGAGCGCTTTGGATTCAGATGTCAGGATCTGGAGCAGGAATAGCTACCCTAACAGGTAACTCCGGTGGCGCAGTTTCTCCCGATATGCTCAACAACATCAACATCATCGGAACAGCGCCGATAGATGTAGTCGGAACTCCGCTAACCAACACGCTGACCATTTCCTCCGACGGCAGTTTAGCAACAACTTACATTGAAGATTCCGGAAGCGCAACTCCTTCTTCTGGAAATTTAAATGTTTTAGGTGGAACCGGAATAGCCACATCTGGCTCTGGAAATACAGTCACCATTCAGACTTCAGGAGATGTAGCTACTACATATCTAGAAGATGTTGGAAGCGCCACGCCATCTGGTGGTAACTTAAATATTTTAGGTGGATCTGGAATCGATACATTAGGTTCTGGATCGACAATTATAATCACCGCCTCAGCTTTAGTCCCCACCTCTTTCACTGAGGATGCTGGAGTGGCTGTTCCATTTGGAAACAATTTAAATATTGTAGGCGGTACAGGAATCACAACCTCAGGTGCGGGCGACACGGTCACCATTACAGCGCTAGCCCCCACCAACTTGACCTTTACTGAGAATACGGGTACAGCAACACCAGCAGCAGCAAACCTAAATGTTATTGGAACTGCTACTAATGGAATCCATACAGCAGGTTCTGGATCAACTGTCACCGTGGCTATGCAATCTCCTTATGCAGATGGGGACTTCGAATTTAGATCTGCTGTTTCAGGTCAGACCAGAACTCTCCTCGTGGACAATACAAGCAACACAGCCTCCTCGCAAGCAGCAGTTGTTGTAAAGGTAGCTGGAAATTCATCTGGAGATCCTTGGGTTCAATATACCAACGGATCTAATTATTCCTTCTCAATGGGAATGAGCACTTCTAATGCTAATAGCCTTCGCATAAACGGAGCTGTAGCAGGAACGGTTTCCCCATCTACAGGTACTAACGTTTGGCAAATGGATACGAGCGGCTTTAGAACGATGCCATTCCAGCCTGCATTTTTAGCTCACCAGGTAACTCCAGTCCCCAACGTCACTGGTGACGGAACAGTTTACACGGTGATTTATACCACTGTAGATTTTGATGTGAGATCTAATTACAACCCAGCCACGGGTATATTTACCGCTCCATCAGATGGAGTTTATAAATTCTGTTTGACAATCACCCTTACCAATGTTTCTGCCGCTCACACAACAGGCTATGCGCAATTTAGCCATAACGGAACATTCGCATATTCGATTCATAGCGGAAATCCAGCCAATCTTAGAAATGCAAGTACTTCCTTTGGCTATGCGGGAAGTATGATTATAAAGCTTGCAGCTGGAGACACGATAGCTACGCATGTAGTTATTGCTAATGGAACTAAAACAGTTTCCATAAATGGAAATCAATTATCCCCACCTATTTCTGCAACAACCCTGTTTAGCGGAGCACTTTTATTTTAGGTAATTATGTCTCTAAATAACTCAGTCGATGCAAAAGTAACAGGTTTTCAAAGCTTAAATTCTGCCAATGGAGATTGGGAAGGAAGAACATTGATTGGAGGGACTGGGGTTGTTATCACCAATGGAAATGGAACGGCTGGAGATCCTGTTATATCAATTAATGGAGCTGTTGTTGGAGAAACAATTACTGGAAACTCCGGAGGAGCACTATCACCTACAGCCGGAAATTGGAATATTTTAGGAGCATCCACGGCAGCCGGAACCTCTCCTGTCACCACATCCGGTGCAGTAAGCACGCTGACAGTAAATGTACAAAAATCTCAAGCAATAGCTGCAACAGATGCAACTAAAGTAGGTCTTGCAAACTTCGATTCCTCCAAATTCTCAGTAGATGCAAATGGGTTTGTGACCACATCGGGAACGGGCCTTCTAAATACTCTTACGGGAAATTCCGGTGGGGCTATCTCTCCAACCGCTGGCAACATCAATACCTTAGGAACAGGAAGTATAACCATAGCTGGTGCTGGAAGCACTCTTACCACTCAACTTACAGGGCTTACAAACCATGCAGTCTTAGTTGGAGCGGGTACCGCAACCATAACCAAAGTAGGTCCCACAGCCACAATTGGACAAGTTCTTCAATCTGCAGGTGCTGCAGCAGATCCAGCCTTCTCCACAGCAACCTATCCGCTTACCACTACAATAAACCAATTACTTTACTCTAGCGCAGCTAACACAGTTACCGGACTAGCTGCAGCTAATAAAGCTGTTCTAACAAGCGGAGCTACCGGTGTTCCCGTCATGACGGCCCTTGCTACAGATGGTCAGCTTATCATTGGATCAACAGCAGGAATTCCCGCGGCTGCCACTTTGACAGCAGGAACCGGTATATCTATCACAAACGCCTCTAATTCGATCACAGTTGCCGTAAATGGGTCTACTGTCGGTCAGACGATAACAGGGGATACCGGAGGCGCTTTAAGTCCCTCAGCTGGCAATTGGAATATTTTAGCAAATTCGACAGCAGGATCTTCTGTAAGCTTCTCTGGATCTGGAAGCACATTAAGCTTAAATTCATCAGATGTCAGAAGCAATACCATTGTTGGGGCTGCCGCGGGAAATGGTACAATCACAGGCAATCGAAATACTTCTTTTGGGTTTAATACTCTTCACGCTCTAACCAACCAGAGTGACAACACCGCTATTGGCCATAATTCTTCCGCTCTAATAACAACGGGAGCTAGTAATACCTCTGTTGGGTCATCCAGTTTAGCCGCTCTTACCACAACCACCTCAAATACAGCTATTGGAGCGGGTAGTTTAGGTCAACTTGTCTCTGGATCTCAGAATAGCGCTTTAGGCGTCAATGCTGGATCCTCATATACCGGATCTGAATCGAGCAACATTACCATAGGTAATACCGGAACGCTTGCAGATAACAATACAATAAGAATTGGTACACAAGGAAATGCCGGCGGACAACAAAACTTGTGCTTCATTGCTGGAATTACGGGAGTCAGTGTATCCAATCTCAATTTCGTAACTATAAATACTTCTACAGGACAACTAGGATCAGCAGCTGCAACAGGATTTATTACAACCTGGACGGATGTCACGGGAGCTACCCAAACACTCGCTGTTAATAACGGTTATTTTACGGATAGATCCGGCGGAGTGACATACACACTTCCCGCAACAGCTACCCTCGGCGACATCATTCGTATCGACGGCAAACTTGGTTTAGCAACTGTAGCTCAAAATGCTAATCAAGCGATCAGGTTAGGTTCATCTCTAACAACCACAGGTGTAACAGGAAGCCTGACAGCAACGAACGTCGGAGACTGCTTAGCTCTCAGATGTTCAACAGCTGGCGCTTCAACAATTTGGATAGTTGAATCTTCGATGGGTAACTGGACTGTCGCTTAAAATAAGGATTTATTATGGTAACCAACAATAGTTCAAACATTCCAACAGGCGCATCAGGAACAGTCCTTCAAGGCCAAGGAATAGGAACTGCTAACGCTTTTTCCACAGCTACTTATCCCGGGACAGCAACCGGAACTGGAACCATCTTAAGAGCCGACGGGACAAATTGGGCCGCAACAACTTCTACTTACCCCAATACAAACGCTGTTAATACGCTTTTATATGCTTCATCAGCTAATGCAATGGCGGCATTAGCTACTGCTAATAGCGGAGTTCTAACGACTAGCTCTTCTGGAGTGCCTAGCATCGACACGACGAACTTTTCTGTTCTAACTACAGGAGTTCAGGTCAAGGGCAACAACACCAACACTGCTCCACCAGCAGGATTTATTGGTCAGCAAATATCATCTGCTGCAACCTCAGTTGCTACTACCTCTTCAACGGCAAAAACAATAACAAGCATAAACCTAACGGCTGGAATTTGGGATATATCGGCTATTTCTACCGCTGTCCCCACAGGTGGGACTGGCCTGATAGGTGCACATATATTAGGGATTAGTACTACAGATAACACTCTTATTGGAAATATTGGAGATGATCAATTTCAAATAAATGTGAGTGCAGGAGCACTTTCAGGGTGTGTTCCTCAAAAAAGAGCCACTCTATCTGGAAACACGACTTATTATGCAGTTGTAACTAACGTTTATTCATCAACAACTTGTCCAACAAATGCAAGGATCACAGCTACAAGGGTTGGATGATGATTTCCTAATCTAATCCGCTCTGTCTTCACCAGGCATTGGAGCGCTAAACTTTACGTCTCAATCCGCAAGGTCTGGTGGCGCTGGAACAGCTGGCATAATTGTTATTGATGAATATGTAATCGAATAAAATAGGAGACTTAAATGAAATACATTATTCCTTTATTATTGTTTATATCTTGCACAGCAAAAGAAATGAAAATAACTGACGATATTATCCAAGGTGAGATAAAAATAGCTGAAACAGTAATGTCAGATATCGCATCTATCCAGAAACAAAAAAACAAAACTGTATTAATTGTCCCCTAATCAATATTTAATATTTTTCATATTTCTTTTCGTATGCATTTTTTGCATTTACGTATACGAAATAAAAAGCGACGATTAAACTAATCCTTTCACAAGGAGATGAGTTTATGTGGCCTATCATCAACGGAATTGCATCCTGTGTAGTTATCATCGGCATCTTAATCTGGATTTACTACCTAGTAAGAAAATCCGTTTAAGGTAAAAAAAGCTCCGAGTAACTATTTTTCTGTGTAGTAACAGAAATTCCAAACTTTTTCTTCCACTCACCCGAAGCGTTCCTATCATCTCTTGCCCCCAAAACTTCGCAATATCTAAACACCCCAGTCACAGAACCCCTAAATTCGGGCCAGGATTGACTGTAGGTATGGGGGGAGCTATACACATACTCCTCACCTGCCATTAATCGATTGTAGCTCAAATAAAGGCTATCTGAGCCGATTGTGAATCTGAGATTAGACTTATGACCTTTAATTTTGAGCTCCCAAAAGTCTTTTAGCTTAACAGCATCCGACTTGTTGCGCTCGAAGTCAGGGTGTTGCTTTTTGCGTTCTTCTACTTCTTCGTTCTCATCATCTGAAAAACTTTTCCTTTTAAACTGCTTTAAACCCCCCATGAGCTACCACCCATCAAAGCATCAGCCTTAGGACCGAAGGTCCCGTCAAATGCTTCCCTAAAAGCTTTTGGATGCATGGAATTGGAAAGCTCTTTGCAGCTTTCACATTCGTAAACATAGTCCTGGTAGATTGATAAACTGCGGAGCTTCCAATCTTTCTTCCTTTGACGAGCATACTCGATATTGGTTATGGCATTGGAATCCGGAGGAGATTTCTTTTCTCTTAAAGCGTGGATCAAAAATCCCATCAGGTTTTCAATTTCGAACTCTGGATCTTCTAAGCAATAAGCTACGTAGGCCTCAGCATTTCTTACCTCTTCGGCTGACAACTCTCTTGCTAGCTTATCGATCATCCTTGGGTGTATAAACTTTTCTTCATCGTCAACTTCAATTTTTATTTCTCTTAAGGCTTTCTTAGATTCTTCAAAATATTTTTTTGAAATTTCAATGCCATTGCCACCCGGCCTTGGCCGGGCTTCCTCCCCCCCAGAGGGGGGTAGGGGGGATTTGTCTTTGGTATTGGTATTTATACACACAGAAGGGATTGGGGGATTAGGGGGATTAGTACTATCTATATTTAGTAGTGCCGGTTCTGTCGAGCTCGACTTTGCCGAGCCTGGATTTGCCAAGTACGGTACTATTTTATTTAAATCATCTAAATTTTTCTTTGTTTCGAAGACGACTATCTCACTTCTAGAGAATTTGCCATTTTCTTTTTTCTGGTACCGATATGCATAACCATTATCAATTAATTCGTTTAAAAGATTCCAAGTTTTATCTTTTCCAATCGAGCAAGATTTGCAAATCTCTGTGGTGTTAAATGTCCAATCATCTGGACGTGACATCAGCCTAGCCCATAGCCCAATAGCATCAAGAGATAGATTAGAATCCCAAAGAGATGTTTTGTTTAAGATAACGTAGGGATTTTCTTTGTCGTGGAAAGTGCGGACGATTGCCATAGAGCCTCATAGAGTTAGGCCCCGTGGTACCAGAGGTTCAGAAGATTATACTTTTCATTTTACTGTTCGAAAAGTTATAACGAGTGTTAAATTCACTCCGTTCCTAAGCAAAAAGAACGTGTTATTCTGAACCCCGTCTTGTCCACGGGGTTTCTTTTTTTTATGACGACATCCTAACCGTCACTAAACTTTTGATTCCAGCGAAAAAATTCTCCACTCTATAGAAATAAAAAACCCGATACCATTACAGCATCGGGCCCACAATACACAAAGGATCCATATGAAAAACAACATAACTATGCAGACTTTTCTTTATTATTTCCTAGCCATTTTTCATAAGCAGCAGCAAATTCTTTAGGTCTTCCCAGCCACACTTCGACAGCTTCATCGATCGGTTTAGAGATCTTAGTTTCGCAAAACTCAAGGTATTCAATCACCCTTTCTGGTTCGGCAACGACGATGGAATCAGTGAGGATCTTAGCGAGCTGATCAATAGACGGCACAGAATGGGTTTTATATTCTTCAGGTTCGTCTAAATCTCTCCAAGGGTCTCCGGAGTCGTATAACGCTTCCAAGCGAACTGGCGCGTCTTTCAGAGCCTTTTTTATCTCTTCATTCATAGGTTTAGGAGGACAAGGAGTAAGCGTATACCGGGAGTTTATTCCAGAGCCTTCCTTTAAAACTTTAATGTCATATTGAGTGCTGTCACCCCAATCCTCTTGAGTAATGATGGCTTCAAGTTGGCTTATCACGCCGCTTTGCGCCACTTCAAGAATGAATAGATCCTTTATTTCATAGTCCCATATGTAAAGAGACCAAAATTCTTTATGAGGTTTTTCTGGATCTATACTTCTTTTAGGCTCATCTTCATACCTGAATCTTATGGGTTTATTGTCTTTCCAGTCCTGATAACCTCCGATTGGAGTAATAACGATTCTGAATCTATTTTCTCCTGTCTTAAACTCAGACATTTTCTTGTAATTTTTTTTCTTAGCCCTGCGGTGTTCAATACCTTTTGGCAAATTTGGATTTGTCATAATTTCTAGTTCCTAGTTAAATAATTAATGCTTCATATAAGTCTCTGACCCCTTATCAACGTGGTAAGGGGCCTTTTTTTATCGAGATTTGATGATAGTTTTCTGCTCGCTGAATATCTTTAGGCCTGGGATATTCCTAATACCTGCCTTAATTACTCCCTTGACCTTAGATTCATCGATACAGAGATATTCCCTAGGAATTAGAGATTCATCTTCGATCTCGTAGCGCCATACAGTCTGCTCATAACTCATAGCTCCATCCCCCCGGATGTTCTTAGGAGCTGTGATCACATAAGCTGCAACTTCAATTCCAAGAGACTCTGAGAGCGCCTTGGCATCCTCTTCCTCCTGAGCCAACTTTTCCGCTTGCGCTTTCTTCCAGTTGGAAACCTTCATCTTGATAATGCTTTCAACCTGCTCAAGCTTTTCTGTAAAAACTTTGGCCACATCGTTCATCTTGTTGACGAACTTTCTAGCCGGGTCTGTGATGGTCTTTCTAGCGCTATCGATTGACTTCGATAACTGTTTTGCCTCTCCCCCCAAGCTAATCGCTTCTTCAGCAGACCAATTGCTAACGACGACAAAATCTTTAGCGTATTTGATGATCTGATCTATTTTTACTTCATACGATTCCAGAGCTCTTATCGCTTGGATTTCATCGATGTTTGACAAGCCGGGGCTGAATGTTTCTACAACTGCCATATGTATCCTTCTAAGTAAACTTCTTGATTAAAATAAATTTGATATACTTCATGCATATCAATCTGTTCATCTGGATTTAAGCTTTTCCAGTACTGTAAGAAATCAGACATAAAGAAACTCCTTGTCAAAGGAATTTTTTTAACATCGATCCAGCGTTGTTTGCAATGACATTAGCTATCTCGGAATAGGCAATGGAATAAGCTTGCTTAGGAGATAAATAGAACAGTTTTAAAAGAAAGTTTTCAATTTCCTTTAATTCTGAAAGGTCTTTAAGATGATTTTGCATTTGCGATCCTGATAACATTGTTAATGCTCACTTTTCCCCGTAGCTATTCGAGTAGCTACAGGGATTTTTTGTATAGAGACATTTAGGAAATATCCTTTTTGTCTGATTACACTATGGATGTTATACCAATTTGCCTTTTTATGGCTAGCTATTTAACCAGCGGTAGCAATTCAGAGCAGACATGCATACGTTCATGAGTTGAGTAGAATATTGGTATTCAAAGACTTTTGCCTCTTTGCCATCTTTGTCTAGCTTTAGAAAAATTATCCTATCGCCAATAGGTACACAGTTAGTTATCGCCAGGTAGTGGTAAAAGCATGCTTGCAGCGGCCAGCTTTTAGGGCTCTCTTGCACGCTTGTTTTGTAATCGATCATAACGAACTCTTTGCGATCTTCAAACCTAACGATAGCATCGACACACCCCGTTATCTGTAGCTTGTCGCAATAAAACCTTTGCTCTGTGGTGACATTGATAGCCCCCGATTTAGACTCCCAATCTCTATACGACTCAAAATAGCCTAAATTATCAGAAGGAGTTATTCCGTGTTTAATGTAAGCCTCTATCGATTGGTGAACCTCGGTTCCTATCCTGCACTTATTAGCGAGAACCTTGGGGTCGATATGCCCAAACTTATCCCATTGCCCTAGTATAGAGCTTACTCTTGTGTACCCTTCCTTTATCGTCACAAATACTCCTTGATTTGATATCATTGACAATAACATTCAATGTACTCTATAGTCAAACTTTCTATTCGTAAAATTGGTTTAAAGGATTTTTAGATGTTCCAAGATTTAATTAAAAAATATATTGAAGATAAGAATATAACCGTCGCGATTTTCGCCGCGATGATCCGGGTTGACCCTCAAACCGTCTATTATTGGTACAAGACACGGGTAAAAATGAGAAAATCAACCGCTCTTAAAATAGAAAAAGCCACAAAGAAAGAAATCACATTTGAAGATTTGATGGGATACAAGAGAAAAGTTAAGGCAAAACCTCTCAAAGGTACTCAGTTAGAATTCCCATCTCTTAATTAAATATTGTCTTATAACCCCCACTGATTTATTTCTTTAATCAGTGAGGGTTTATGATCCAACTAGAAATTTACGGGGATCTCACTCCTTGGGCAGCACCCAGAAGAAAGGGAAACTTTTACTTCGATCCAAATTCCCTGAGAAAAGATCAAATTAAATGGCAAATCAAAGCTCAATATAAGGGCGAGATGTTAGCCGGCGCCACGATACTCGACTTCACCTTCTTTCTACCTATCCCAAAATCAACGAGCAAGATACGTCGTAAGCAGATGCTAAACGGTGTCATCGCTCCCATCGTTCACCCGGACTGCTCTAACCTCATTAAATGTTACGAAGATTGCCTAAAAGGGATCGTGATAGAAGATGACCGCATAGTTTGCGACATAAATGCACGCCGAAGATATGCTGAATCGTCTAGCGTTTTAATACGCATATTTACCTATCAAGAGAAGTATGGAGGTATCGGATGTTAATTGAAATTGAGCAGCACGACGACGAGACTTTCTTTGAGATATCACTTAGCAGACGAGAAATCGATCTGCTAAAATTAGGCGATAGCGTCTCTAAATCAAGACTGATTAATACAGCTAGAATAACCTTTTGCATAAACCCTCCCACACCAACTTTTAGGGAAATATATGGACAAGAAAACAAGCAAATTGAAAAAGAAAGCTAAAGTAGAAAAAGTCATGCATGAGTTTAAACACGGCGAGTTGCATTCAGGGAGCAAAAAGGGTCCTCGAGTTGAGAACCCCAAGCAAGCGATTGCGATTGCTTTAAGCGAGTCTAGGAAACTAGGGAAGCATCTTAAGAAGAAGTAGCCTGTTTGTCGCGCCATTCTTTTGCTTTCACCTTTTCTTCCTCGATCTGCTTGTGCATTGCTGAGAGAGATGGAATATAGAGATGATTTTCATAATCGTTGAAAAGATCTCTAAAAATACAGAGAGCCCGGGAAGCATCCTTACCCTCGAAATGAGATTCGATCTCCCCTTCAAACGCCTCAGCAAGCGCCTGCTCACGTTCTAATGCTTCTTTTAATGCTATTTTCAAATTTTGTATTGTGCTCATTGATCCGTCTCCCCGGGAATGATGCCCCATCCATCTACGCTAACCATCTCTTCGCTATATCGACTCATCTCTTTGAGCCATTCGAACACTTTCTTTAATGTTTTCATTCATTTGCCTCTCTTTCTTGTTGCGTTAGTTTACTTAGAAAAAATCCCCTCATAAGAGACAAGCCCCTCATAAAATGTATTCTTTCACTTGGATCAAAATACTGAGAAAACTCCTCACACAGCATTTCTAAAATGATCTCGGATTCCTCTTCAATCGTATAACTCATATAAAGCCCTTAGGCAATGCGCCTGTTGTCAAATATTGAAAAGCCTCTTCTAAATCCATGGACATAATCACAGCGAAATTTACTTCTGGGCGCGGGTCCGCGAGACATTTGTCGGCCACAGCATCCCATATGATGGCGTTTTGTTCGTTACTCATTAATAAACCTCCAAATGCTGTCAAAATCTACCTGCGCGACGTCGAGCCCATCGCCCTTTAAATCAGCGGCTATAACGAAAGCCTTTAAATCCGCCCCTGAACTGGTGGATCGTGCCATTTTATAGAGAGGCTCGTCGTTACATAGCCATAAATTTGCGTTCCAAGTGTGCCAATTGGGCCAGCCCTGGTATGGTGTTTCTTTGTCCATTTGAATTCCTTCTTTATGCCAATTTATCATTCTTATAGTTGGTATAATAACACGCAAATAACATTACGACAAGATAGAGAATTTCTTTTAATTAATTAAAATTACGCCTATATAAAGTTGGATTAAAAGAAGGCTAGGAATGACTGCAAAAGGCGGAAGGAACTACATACCTAAGCGTCTCAAGCCCAACTTCGGACGGCCCAAGAAGCCCCCCATCCCGAAGCCTACGGGCAGGCCATCCAAGTGGAATGAAGGGCTTATCGATCAAGCCAAAACTTACGCGCAATTTGGCTTTTCAGACGTCGATATAGCTCAAAAACTACACATTTCCGTCGCCACTTATTATGAATGGCAAAAGACTTTTCCTAGGTTTTCAGAGGCAATTCGTGAAGGAAGATTGCAATCCATTGGCGGCCTGAGCTTTAAGGCCGTTACAAAGGCTCTAGAAGGCGGAATAAAGAAAAAGACGAGACGAACCAAGGTTATCAACCCCGACGGCAGCCTACGCGAAACTAGAGAGGAAATTGAGGAACAGGAAGTATGGCCTTGTAAAGACACTGCGCTCAAGCACCTTTCAGTCACAGACCCCCATTACAAAGGTATACAGGAAAAACTTGAGATGCCTAGCTGGGTGAAAGACCTCAAGCCATCTATTGCCACTAAGGCAGAAAACCTGCGACTTGAAGATGCCGAACAGGTAACAATCACACTACCTAAGGACGAGGAATGATGAATTTCTTCGACGCAGTAAATCAGATTAATCGTGAGGCCTCGGTTCACATGCCCGACGACGTTGCAGCATGGGGCGCCAAGTTCGAAGGGCTTGCCCAAAGAAAAGAGATTGTAGGAACGCTACAGACGCAGACACACGCCGAATATGTCAAAGAATCCAAAATCCGCCCCAGAGGCACCATATGGTATGATATGAAGGGGCGCAGGCACTACGCAGCGGATATTGCTAACGGCAATCAAACATGGTTACCCATCGATGAGTGAGGTCAATGTGGAATGGATTAACATCAAAGATAGGCTGCCAGAAACAGATGGGCGCTTGATAGTCTACGGCAGCGCATCTTGCGGCTCATGCTGCCCTGTTCCTGGGGTTAGAGAGGCTAGGCACTTTTCTCGACATGGGGAATCTACATTCGAATTCGGGGAATATGATTGCCCTATCGATGTTACACATTGGATGCCCCTTCCACCACGACCAGGGAATGAATGAACTGGATTAGCGTCGAGGAAGAAAATAGACCGCCCGTTTTTTTAACCTGCGACTTGTTCTACCCGCACATCGTGTGTTTTGGCGTGGATTACGACGATGGCGATGGGCCCATTATAATTAACGCATCCATCACTGAAATCCCGTGTGACTATTGCGTTACTCATTGGATGCCACTCCCCAAACCCCCGGCAGATAATTGAATATATCCCTTACTCGAAAACAAATCCTATCAATCGACGAGTCGACGGCCTTCATTAACATTTGGGAAGGTTCTATCCGTAGCGGCAAAACCATAGCCGCAATCGTCGCTTTTGGTCTCTTCGCCATCACATGTCCACCGGGAGAGTTAATGATTATAGGACCCACCTCCGAGAGTATCGAGCGCAACGTCATCAAGCCTTTCCTTGAGGTTTGGGGACGCATAGCAACATGGCACTCTGGCAAGCGCATATTAAACGTGGGCTCGAAAGAAGTATGGGTTGTGGGCGCCCCCGATAACTCCGCCTACTCAAAGATCCAAGGAGCCACTTTAATTGGTGCGTATTGCGATGAGCTCAGTTTGCTTCCTCATTCCTTTTACGAAGTGCTAGTAGGCCGTTTAAGCCTATCTGGAGCGCGTCTCTTTGCAACCACCAACCCTGACAGCCCACATCACTGGCTGAAGGCCAAGCTTGACCAGGCGGATGGCAAGTACCTCAAGAGCTTTCACTTCATACTACCGGACAACCCGCACCTTCCAGAAGATTACATCGCCAACATCAAACGGTCTTACACTGGCCTGTATTATAAAAGATATGTCGAGGGAAAATGGGTTCAGGCCGAGGGGGCGATTTATGACTTCTTTGACGAAAAGGCGCACTGTATTGACTTTCCTCCTACGCAGACGGCCGAATATATCGTTGGCGTTGACTATGGAACGACGAACCCGTGCTCTTTTGTCTTGGTGGGACACAATAAGGAACGCTACCCTAATACATGGGTTGAGAAGGAGTATTACTATGACTCGCGCAAGAAGGGGCGTCAAAAGACGGACGCTGACTATGCGAAAGATTACGCGGATTTCATCAAAGGCTATACTGTTCGTTCAACTTACATCGACCCCAGTGCAGCGAGCTTTAAGCTCGAACTTACTCGGTCTGGCGTCTCTAATCTCCATGACGCTGAGAATGAGGTTTTGGATGGGATCAGACAAGTTGCTGCTCTCATTAATCAGGGAAACTTGCGGATCTGTAGAACCTGCCCAAACCTTATCAAAGAGTTCCAGTCGTACGCATGGGACGACAAGTCATTTAAGAGCGGTAAGGACTGCCCTATTAAAGAAAATGACCACGCGTTAGATGCTCTGCGTTACGCTATCTATACCCACTTCTTTGGAAAGAGCGGCCAGCGAATGACGCCGCAGGATCTAGATCGTCACTACCTCGAGGCCATGGGCATTCAACCCAATCTGCCGTCATTCTTTCAGCAGCCTGACATGCGCGGTGGTGGCGGGTACTTCTAATCCGTGTCCCCTCCGGGCGAATACTTCCCCCTTTTAACCCTGCAGCTGGGGTCTTTGGGCATCTTGACGAATTTTCCTTCTTTGAGCTCATATCCCCAATACCCCATAGGAACAGCGCCTCCCGTGATTTGATGAATCCTTCGGGCAACTGCGACGCCGGGGCATATAGTTCTATTTCGATAGTGATAAAGGGTTGTATAGCTCACGCCGATCATCTTAGACATATGATCGTTGCTGATTTCATTCGCCGTCATGTAATCATCAAGAAGGTTCCTCATTCATCTTCCTTCTTTGTGAGGCTATTAATAAGCGTCCCGAGCTCTATTAATTTGATGGCACAAGGAGTGCATATGGGTCTGGGCACCTCTGGTTTGTACCTTGGAAGCTCAAACGTACAGGGACCTATTTTATAACAGTGGATGCATTCTTTATTCATTTCCTTCTGCTCCACCATATGGAAAAAACAATCCCTACGACGCATATGATGACTGCCAAAGCGGACATGGATGTAAAATCTGAAGCTCTATAATGCATTATTAATCCCTATTTGGGCCCGGAGGACACGTTCCAAGACCTGGTGTGGGACCCCAATCCCCCCATCCGCCTTTAAAACCCATATCTCTCAGGGTTTTGTCAACGAACTTTTCTGTTGCAGCGGCTCCATATTCTACGGCTGACCCGGGGTCCCCTGCGAATAAACTTCCGACGGCTAGCGCAGAGTCCTTCACTACATCAAACCCCTGCTTAGTCGAAGGATGTTCCATAAATCTGTCCCATGCAGTGCTTTCATTGTTTCCGGCTAATATCGCCCCATCGCCATAGTTTGCTGCGAGTGTACTCCATTGCCACCTTTCGTATGTTGCAGGATCGGTTAGATCAGGTAGGCTTCTAACTACGAGCATAGGGATCTCTGGAAGGTGCGCAGCGAATTCTTGGACTACGCCTGTACCCTGTTCAATAAAATGACCAGCGCCTCTCACAACGTGGCCAAGCATTTCAGGGTTTAGGCCTCCAAGTCTCTCTCCGACTACAATGTGACTCATGATGTTTCCTTGTGTGTTTGTGTTTCAATACTTTTCAAAGTGTATGCCTATGGGTGCATCTTTTGGCGCTTTCGGCCTTCTAGTTTTTTTACAGCGGGCGCACTGATACATTGGGATTGGGATTTCAATTTTCTCATCACCCAGCACCCCGTGTATTATTAAGGTCTTCCTGTGGACCCATTCATGGCCCAAAAAGAAGCATCTCATAATATAATCCTAATTGGCTTATTAACCGGCTCATAGTTCTCGTTGACGTGGGAGCAGTTGACGAAGGTTGTTTTATTTATCACGTTACAAATAGTTTGCTTGCAAACTCCGTATTCAGAGGCTAATTCAAGAGATGATTTTGATGGATATTTCGATCTGATTTCTGTCGCTTGTTCTTCCGTTAATTTGGAGGTTCCTACTGAAGAGCCTTTAACATTCCTACGCTTTCTAACCATGTCCAAGGTATTCTCTGAGATGGTTCCTATAGACAAATGATGGATATTACAACAGGCTCTGTTATCACATGAGTGCATAACAACTAATCCTTGGAAATCTCCCGGGTTCACAAGACCATACAAAAGTCTATGAGCTATATATGTTTTCCGCTTGATCGCGTAGTAACCATACCCATCTTTGTCCTTTCCTAAGGGCCACGGCTTACAGCCTGTATCTGAACTCTTAATGGAGTCGATTATCTCTAAAAAGGCCGTCTCGCTATTACGCCATTTGCTTCCCTTTTTACCGCTCATATCAAATCCCCCGCCACAATCAGAAGGTGGCCTCCCTCTAGCTTGGGGTAATGACCATGGAGGTCGCTGATACAGTCGATTATCACAAAGCACTCCAATGACTGACGTAAGCTTTTGAACCGCATTTATTCGCATCCTCTGTAATCATCATGAACATTCTCATATATGGGTCGTAATCGGCAATTGTTTGCAGCAGGTCGCCACTTTCTTCGTGAATTAGCACTTCACACTTGGTTTCAGCCTCTGGGTAACTATTAAGAACGCTGTACCAAATCATTATTCTTCCCATCCTCCACCAAGCCAACTTAGAACGTCTAGCTCTCTGTTCCTTTGCCAATGTTGTCTTTGTTCTTCGGTGCATTCAATTTTACACCAGACACTAATAACCTCATTAAGTGGGTCATACGGTCTATCGCTCGGAGTTGTAATAGTCAAATCAAAGACTCTTTGCCCTTTGGTGCCCATTTGATTGGCCCAATCGAAGGCAAGCTTCATGCAGCGCAGAAAAGCCTCATCATTGTAGGTTTGAATAACCTGCTCGTTCATCGTTAATATTTTGTGTGGTATCCAGGTTTTCATTGGCATCCCTTTAAATTTGCCGTCTTTAGGATTCGAACCCGATAGCTAGCGTTGGTATTGCAACATCGAGTTGAGGGGTCATTGCATTTTTCCCGTTCTGAATCCTTCTCCACGCATCGATCGAGCGCATTCATCAAGGGCCTTTTTAAGATTCTCAATAGATCGCTCTTCGGCTTTGTTTTTCGTAAATATGTAAATTACGATGCTAACGCAAGCAGAGACCGCAGCATCATCTTTCACGCCGTTTAGCTCGAATGCTTCGTGAATTATGGTCGTGGCATTTTCCGTTTCTTTAAGAAGTTGCCCAAGTCTGCTTCTATCAATACGGTCATTTGGCATATAAGTAGCCCCTTGAATCTTTTCTCAATGATTACTTTTCCAGTTTTTTTCAGAATCCTCAAGCGCCTTAAGGATAGCTTTCCTGAAGGTCTCATAAGAACGCTTTTTAGCTATATTTATACCGACAATCAAGTTAAACATGGCGTCAATAGCTATGGATCCATCGATGTTATTAACATCAAAAACTTCTGCCAAAAGCTCATAGCATCGCGCAATCTTCTGTGTTTTCATGTTATTATTCCGCACAAGATGACTTCTGTAAACCCTTTGCTATTTCAGCGGCTTCGCTTTCTGTCATATCTCTTGGGCGGGTATAAACGATCCAATCTTCTGCAAAGATGTCCTCTTCGCTGAAATGCTTCGTTCCAAAAAAAGCGCCACAAAATTCACCTTTATCAAATTCTTCGACCGTCAAGTCGTCAATAGCATACCCTTCAAAATTGGGTGATCGCATGACGTAGTAAACTTTGTCTTGGGATATTCGCTTAATGGCGTGGCCCTGTTGTAGCTTAAATAACGCTTCTCTAATGTCCAAGTCTTTGCTCCATTGACCGTCTCAGAACGGAGACAGTCTTTTTAATTTGATCAAATACCCCATCCATTTGTAGATCGGTAATATGATAACACACAAAACACTGGCATAAGAGAGAAACCGCGACAGTAGAAACGGCGGCCGGATCATCTAAGTCTTTATGTAGAGAATTGAAGATGTCATGGCTCTGGGACATCCTTTTTCTTGCTCTTTGCTCGTCGTCTTTTGTCATTTTAGGGTTACTATCCATTCCTTTATCTCTTTTTTTCAGTTAGAAATAGATCCATGGGGATGATGGCACCGGTCCCTGTTACTATAGGCAGCTTTCCATCCCAGTTTTGGATCGCCTGCCACATGATCAGCTCCTGCGTGATAGATGAAGACAACATCCTGTTAGCTTCTCCTTCGGCCTTAGCCTTGATCAATGCTGATTGCGCTAATCCTTGTGCCTTGGCAATTTCTTTCTCGGCCTGGGCCTTGGCTTCTCTGAGCTCATTTTCCCTTTGCTGGGCTCGCTGTGTAGCTTCAATCTTGCTGTTAAGCGCCGCGACCACCTGACTTGGGAAGTGTAGCGTTCCAATAAGGTAAAGGCGATCAACGATGATTCCCAAGGATTCCATGTCCCTTCTAAGCAATCCCTGCACAGCGTCAACAAATCCTTCTTTTTCGGTTCCATACAGCTCCTCAACGCTCATTTTGCTAGCCACTTTGTTAATGGCATCCCTAGCGTAATTCCTAATGAATAGGTCGGTGATCTCATCGATACCTCTCCGATATTTACAGAACAAAGTATAAATCTTATCAGCCTGAAGGTGATAAGATATGCCAATGTCTGCATTGACATTCAAACCTTCTCCAGTTTGAAAGGTAAAGCTCCTCGTCCCGTCCCAAATATGGTTCTGCTCAAATACTGGGAACGTGAACACCTTCTTCCAAGGCGCTATCCAATGCATGCCTACCGTTAGCTCTTGAGGAGCAGCCCCTTTTTCCTCTCCAAATAGATTAACAACCACTCCGACGTACCCGGGGTTGACCATTTTGAAGAAAAACATCCATGCAAAGAGCAAAATAATGCCCGATGTTATTGCATAAAATTTGATAAGGTAGGATGTCTTGGAGTTAATTTTAGTCATATTCTCTCTATAGTTATTTCATACAGCAAATTTCTAGACATTACCCTTTTTCTTTCTTTTGCCCAATAGCCAATCTTTTTTTGATCTGAATTGTGTAGTAGTTTATTGTAAAGGAAATATTTTACTACGGCAGAATATGACATTATTTCCCCAGCTTTCAGATAACTACTATGTTGACAACGATCACAATGTCTTAAAGCTGATGGATTACACCTACAGCAAGAACATCCAAATCAATCAGAGCTTTTGGTCCGAGGCAGACACTGACGCGAGGTTTACAGCCGGGGATCAAACCCTATGGAATGACATTTACGGCAACCTACCTGCGTTTAGGCGTCGTCAGTTCAACTTCAACAGAATCATGCGCATTAAAAACATGATATCTGGTTACCAGAGACAGCATCGCAAGTCAACGATCGTAACCGCGGTTGAAGGAGGAAGCGAGCAAACGGCTTCCCAGTTTTCAAAACTCATGTTTAATATCAATAACCGCGCACGGGTACTCGAGACGATTTCAGATGCTTTCGAGGGCGCTGTCGTTACGGGAATGAACCTACTGTCTGTGTGGATGGATTACAGGTACGATCCCGTTAATGGTGACATCCAGGTCGACAACATCCCTTATAACGGATATTTGATTGACCCTTACTTTAAGAAAAAAGATTTGTCTGATTGCAATAGCCTATGGACAAGAAAATATTTAAGTCGAAATCAAGCTATGGCGCTTCTTCCAGGCCGAGAAAATGATATTAAAAATATATCTGGATGGGGTAACAGAGATGGTAAGTTCCAATACATGCCCGAGTCTTATAACTACGGCATGCAAGACCTAATCATCTATGATGAGTTTTGGTATTTGGACTCTAGAACTTGCAAGATGCTCTGCGACGTGCGCAGCGGCGAAACAATGGAATGGAGAGGACAAGATGAAGATCTTAACGAATTTCTCGGGCTATATCCGCAGATTGTTGCTATCAATCAAGAAATCCCCACGGTCAAACTTGCTATCGTGGTTCAAGGCAAAGTAATGTACCATGGGGCTAATCCCCTTGGAATCGATCGGTACCCTTTTGTTCCTGTTTGGGCTTACTATACCCCTGAAATCCCCTATTTTCCATGGAGGGTCCAAGGCGTTGTAAGGGGCCTACGTGATGCTCAGTACTTGTATAATCGTCGTCGCATTATTGAGCTGGATATCCTAGAGTCGCAAATGACATCAGGATTTATCTACCGAGAGGACGCTTTAGTTAATCCTAAGGATGCGTTCCTTCAGGGACAAGGTCGCGGTCTTGCAATCAAAGCTTCTGATAGACCTCTTGCAGATTCTGTAATCCCTATTCAGGCACCTGCCATTCCCCCTTCTATGATCCAACTATCTGAAATGCTTGGAGCTGAAATTTCTCAAATCAGCGGAGTTAATGAAGAACTACTCGGATCTGCCCAGGATGACAAAGCGGGAGTTCTTTCCATGCTGCGTCAAGGCGCGGGTCTAATCACTCTTCAAGGCTTATTCGACAACCTTGATCAATCTCAAAAGCTTCTTGGGGACACAATTGTTCAATTGGTTCAACAGAATTGGACTCCAGGAAAAGTTGCTAGAATTCTAAATGAAGAGCCAACACCTGAATTTTATAACCGAGCATTTTTGAAATATGACGCAGTCACAGAAGAAGGACTTAACACCTCCACCCAAAGACAAATGCAGTTCGCACAACTACTGCAACTTAGAGAGCTTGGCGTCCCTGTCCCAAGCGATATCTTGGTCAAAAACTCAACCCTCCAAGACAAAAAAGAACTCACAGACGCAATCCAAGCGGAAGAGCAAAGAGCCCAGCAAGTCCAAATGCAGCAGCAACAAGTCGCAATGCAACTCCAGCAAGCTCAAATCAAAGACCTTGAGTCCAGGGCAATGGCCAACGAAGGACTTGGATTTGAAAGAGCTTCACGTGTTGCAGAAAATCAGGCATTGGCTGTCGAGCGAATTGCAGAAGCTGAGAAAGATCGTGAAATGGCAACGCTCGATAAGATCAAAGGGATCAAAGAACTCGCGATGATTGATCTGGACCACCTGGAGAAGGCTTTGGGTATCTTTAGAGCTATCCAGCAAGACCAGAGAGCAGAAACAGAGGCTGCGCAACAAAAAGTTGTTGAAAGGACTGCATAATGTTTTGCAAAAATTAGTAGTAATGTAAAGTTAATTTTAAAATCAAGCCAACAAGGAGATCTTTATGGCTAAGAAAGCAATGATGCATGGTAATTCTGAAAAAGAAGGAAAAAGAGTTGGAGCTGGCAAGTTTGCTGGTATGCCGACAGAAGTTCAGATGCGCGAATATCCAAAATCGCATGAATATGGTCCTACAGATCTCGATGATACCATGACAGAGATCGACAGCTGCAATAGAGCTGCTCACGTGACAGCCAGAAAGCATATGTCCAATCAACACTAAGAGGCACCCATGGGCAAGAAAGTAGATTTGAACTACGACTTCGACTTCAAGGCTCCTAAGAAGCCTATGGGCTCTGGTAGCTTCGCTAATATGCCATCCAAACCGATCATGAAGCCTTTTGATAATCAGGCTTCTTATCGCATGGGCATAACGAATAACATTGCATCTGGGATTGATTTGACATCCGAAGTCGATGAAAACGGTATGCGCTAATGGTAATGATTAGAAAGCCTGGAAAGGCTCAGAAGATAGCCAAGAATGTGATGAAGCAAAAAGGGATTGAAACCCCTAAAGCTTCCAACAAAGGCGATATTAAATTACAAACCCCTTACTTACAGCATTGAAGGTAATGAAGATGGCACACAAAAAAAAGGCTCCTGCAAAGAAGAAAATGATGCACGAAGGCCATGAAATGCATGAAAAGAAGCATCATGGAAAGCATAAAGAAGAAAAACAACACATGGAAATGAAAGCCAAAATGGGCGCTCATAAGGCGAAGACAAAGTAATGGATAAGCTCATCAAGAAAGACAAGAAGAAGATCGACAAGATGATGAATACCCTCGTCAAAAAGGACATTCCTCGGGACAAGAAGATCGAAAAATACGACAAGATGAAAAAAGGCAAGAAGTAATGGCTAAGCATTGGATTCAGGACGCTATAAAGCATAAAGGCGCTCTTCATAAAGAATTGCATGTACCTGAGGGGAAAAAAATACCCGCTAAGAAATTAGCTGCTGCCGCTAAGAAAGGTGGCAAAGAGGGACAAAGAGCCAGCCTTGCAGAAACCCTAAAGAAGATGCACAAATGATTTCAAAGGCTAATCTCAAGTTTGTCCAGCCGCGTTCTGAGGTTAAGTTTGAGGGCGCGAAAGTCGGACAGGCTGTCTACGATATCCTTTCTAAGTCTCATAACTCTTCTCAAGAGGTCGGCGAGACTATGTCTGCCATGACCCCACGCTACTATGAAGAACTCATGGCTACCATTGAAGCAAACAATGATAAATATGATCAGCCATACTACATCGTCGTCCTAAGAAAGAAAGAACCTTGGGCTGTTAACGTGCTGCGCCAATGGTTCATTGCCAGACAAACTAAACCAAGTGCAAAGGTCCTTCGTGAAGACTACCCAAACCATGATTTTGATGTCTGGAATATCGATCCTAAGCAACATTCCATTAATTTTATATGGACACTACCCACAGCTCAGGATAGTCGAACCATTCTTGCTAATAAAGAATGCTACGATCCTGCGCTCGTAGAGACTATCACGAAGTTTAATGAGGGAAGGCTTTAAAATCTGCCCAGAGAGGACTCGAACCCCTAACCAATAAATTAACAGTCTACTGCGCTACCAATTGCGCTACTGGGCAATATCTTTTCATATTCATTAGCCATTGATAGGTATCTATCTACAGCCTTGTTAGCAGCCTCGATAGGGTCTTTAGCGTAAATGCGCATGTTCTTGTTTTCACCTCGATTAGACTTAATGATCACCACCCAGTCGTCATCTTCGTGAATAGAACGAAAAACAATCGCCCCAATGCCCATGATATATATTGGTTTCATAAATAATCCCGCCTACAAAGGAAGCCTGGGAAGATAAAAGAGGCCACAAACAGCCTTGAACTTACCCCAGGATATTTCAGATAATCCGTACGTTCTTACTACCTACTATCTTAACAAAAAAAACCTTACCACCTTGGGTCTTCAGCCTTGGGTCTTACCGGATGTAGTCTTCTTTGCAGGAAGATGCCTTTCGGCGTTACATATAGGATTCGAACCTACTACCTTCGCGTTAATAGTGCGATGCTCTAACCAAATGAGCTAATGTTTTTTTGTTTTTGTATTCCTTTAATTTTTATCTCTTTGCATCGGGAAATTATTAATTTTCTAGCAAATCTACGGTGCAATTAGCCATTTCTAGCGCTGCATCAATCGCAACAGGTTCGTATTTGAGCTGATCTACTTTTTTAGCCTTCTCAGCTGGGTCGTAATATCTGCGCATCTTAATCATCCCAATAGCACCTGTAGTCTGCTGGTATTGCTTATCGCTTAATCCTTTATCTGATAGCTGGTTCCAAGCAGATAGCTCCAAAGCGCTCAATTCCCTGCGTCTTTGAATCCATTCATAGAGGGTCTTGGTTACCTGGGTATTGTTAAGTTCAATTGTCAGATTGTGCAGGCAGTTTGTCTTTTGCACACGATGCTTAAGACTACAAATTTCTTTGATGATATCTGCATGACCCTGTAGAAGCTCTGAAACTTTTCCCTTCATGTCGGGAAAGGGAGGTTGATCAAAGTCCATGTCTGCGGCATATAGAGAAATCTTCTGTCTATAGTCGGATGCTTTAGTAGTTAAATACTTTATCTTTTTTAGAGCTTCGATAATTTTCATTTGTCACCTCAATCAGTAGAAAAAGTACTTTCTCATTCTCACTCTTCTTTTCCAAGTAAAATAATATCTTTACAACAAACAACCATAGAGATTATTAATTAAATATTGAAGTTGATACGCAGCTCGCGTAGAGCTCAACTTCTAAAACTTGTAGGCGCTACAGCTGCTCGCCACAGCAAAGGAAGTTATGACCGAAGAAGAAACTGTCAGCGTAGAAGAAGCTCCAATGGATGTCGCTGAATCCACTGAATCGGAAAGCGTTAGTTCATCTCCAGAGGCCCCAGAATCTAGACGTAAAAGAAATGACGTCGAGTACAACTGGGCAGAGGCCAGAAGGAAGATGGAGGCGTTAGACAAACAAAATCGAGAAATGGCAGAGCAATTAAAACAGCTCCAAAAGCCACCTGTTCCTCCGGAAACCGACGAATTAGACAAGTTAGCAGATGACGACATCCTTACAAAAGGACAAGCCAGAAAGCTAAATGAAAAGATGGCTAGGCAGATCGCCAACGATGCGATCAGACAATACCAAGCGTCGACGGTAGATGAAAGGCTGCAGGCAAAGTTTCCTGATTTTAGTGACATCGTAACTCCAGAAGCTATTGAAGAACTAAAACAAACTGAGCCTGAACTTGCGTTCTCTTTATCGAATACACCAGATCCTTACGCTCAGGGCGTTGCTGCCTATAAGTTGCTTAAAAGAATGGGGAAAGTAGAAACCATGGCTGATTTACCCGAGAAGAAAAAAGCTCTGCAAAATAGCCAAAAACCAGTCTCCGTTAATTCTGTGGTTAAAAACAGTGCAATCGGCAATGCCCATCTCTTTGAGAATGGTTTAACAGACGATCTCAAAAAGAGCCTTTGGAAGGAAATGGAAGAAGCGAGAAAGCGGATGTAACTCAAGCTCAAAACTAATGAGCAATCATGAGTATTACAACTACCTCGATACTCCCCGCTCCGGTGCAGCAATCTTTCAGCTTTAAACTTTTGTCGGTTCCTGTTCCTTACATGATCCACAAAATCCCAGCTGACTTGAAAGCTATGCCCCGCAACGGTGGAACTACACTGCGTATGCGCCGTTATAATCCGTTAAACACCGCTCCAGTTCCTCTTGGGAATTCTGGAATCACCCCACCTCCGCAAACATTGACATCCGTCAATATCGATGCGCAGATGGATTTCTATGGAACCTATATCCTGCTCAATGAGCAAGTAACGCTCCAAAACCAAGATCCTGCTCTTAACGAAGCAGCTCAACGTTTAGGCGTTTCTCTTCGTCAAACCGAAGACCAACTTATGCGCGATATGCTTGCATCGACAAGCTCGTTCATCAATTGTGTCGGTGGTACTGACGGGGACAATCCTACTGAAATCACACGTTCAGATGTTGATACCGTTGTTCGTACGCTTCGCGGCAACAATGCTTATTCCTTCTTGACCGGTGTACAGGGCGAAGATCGCTTTGGAACTGCTCCCGTTCGTGATGCTTACTTTGGTCTTGGCCATACTAACCTCATCGGTCAGTTGGACAACGTTCAAGGGTTCATCCAGAAGTGGAACTATCCTAACCAAAACTCAACTCTCGATGCTGAATGGGGAACTGTTGCGAACGTTCGCTTCCTTCTTTCTTCTATCGGTAGCGTAACACCTAATGCATCGCTTCTCGGCGCTGATGTTTACAACATCTTTGTCTGTGGAAGGGAAGCGTTCTGTGCTATTGAGCAGGATGGATACAGCGCCCAGTTTATTTACAGACCGCCTATTTATGATTCCCCGCTCGCCCTCAACGCAAGCGTCGGATACAAATTCGCCGAAGTGCCTAGAATCACTAACGATACTTGGGTGTTCAACTTACGTTGCACACTTAGCACATAAGGAGAAAAATTATGACAGCATCTTTTATCGCAAACTTGACCGGCTCTTTCACTGGCTCAACTGTTGCTCAGAATATTATTCTGCCATCAGCTTACCAAAAGATTGAGCTCTTTAACTTAACAGATATGGCAACCGCTGCCACAACGTCTGTTATGACTGCAACAGGGACTAATTTGATGCCAGCTGGTAGTGCATACTACAGCGTTGGTTCAGGTGCTAGTTCAATTGCCACACCAAAGTTTACCTCTACAGGTGGCTTTACTTTTATCGCTGACTCCGGAGATCAAACTCCAGGAGTTCAATTAACCGGATCTGCAATAAGTTCTGCGGCTCCAGCTGTTGTTAGTTCTTCTGCAACAGGTGGCCTTGTAGCCGGAAACGTTGTACGTATGTACAACACAACCGGTTTGCTCCAAATCGCTGGCATGGATTTTACTGTTGGTACAGTCACTAACAACACTAACTTTCAGCTCGCGTATTTAGACACTACTTTGACAAATCTTACAGGTGGAAGTACTTCGAATTACAGGATCATCCCTAACAATCCGAGATACTATCCTCCAAGAAGATTCATCACAAATATTGGGTCATCTGGAGTTAATTCGATCATTACTCTTTCGGTAACTCACACTTATACCGTGGGCCAAGCCATTAGAATTTATGTTCCAACTAACTTCGGCACAGGAACTAATCCATTTATCAGTGGTTCTGTTCCTTTCAATTCATTAACAGCAACCATCGTGGCAATCGGCGCAGCGGATGCTAGCGGATTCACCAACACAATCACTGTTAACGTGAACTCTTCTGCATTCACATTTGGATGGCCAACATCTGCATCTTTTGCAGCTGGTAGCCAAGTACCTTTTGTTGAGCCAGTCGGCGAAGCAGCTATCAATACGCTAGCTCTTCCTGTCGGCAACTTGCTCGATGACAGAACAAGAAACCAGTCCTTTACTGGTGTTCAAATCGGAACCACTATCCAAACCAATGGTAAACTTTACCAATGGGTTGCGAGCGCTGGTATTTCGATCTAAAAAACCCTTGGGCGCATAGAAATGTGCGCCCCTTTTATAGGCTAAAAATGGCAAAACAAAATTTAGACATCGCAGGTTCAGTTACTCCCTTACCGACTTTTACAGAAGCTGCTCACGTATCCAAGACTAAAAAAGAACTTGGAAAAGAGAAGCTTGAACACTACATGAAAGAAGAGACTAGAACTGTAAAAGGCGTCTTTCAGCTATTTGACAATCCTGGCGCATCGCACCGTGTGATGGTCAGAAAATATCCTGGAATTCCAATGTTTGACATGGTGATGACAGATGGTATGGAGTATGAAATTCCTCTCTACGTCGCAAGGCATCTTAATGGTATCGACGTTACAGCAGAACGAATTAATGGAAAAGTGGGCACCTGTTCTTATCCCGTCCACGGTTTTCTTTCGAAAACAGGAGACCTTAACCCAAGTTCATTAGGTGAAGCTCCCGGTTTCTCCGGTATTCCTGTTCCAATTGTAGGCGTTCAAAAGCGTATTAAACGATTTGGCTTTCAGTCCTTAGAATTTGCAGGTATGTCTTGACAATATCCACTTGGCGCCCTGTTTTAAGAGAAATTGCAGATATTACAAATTCTGATCCTGCGATTGTGACGACAACCGAGGCGCACGACTATGCAGACGGGCTAATTGTCCGTCTGTATGTTTTGGGAACCCCTATGCCGGTTCGAATCCAAGATACCTATGAAATTACCATTCTATCCCCTACAACTTTTTCTATACCCTTAAATACGACCAACTTTCCTATTTTTTACCCCCCAGAAACAAGCGCGATCTCTTCCATCACCAATGCAAACCCAATGGTTGTAACTGTCGGTGCTCATAATTTCTTTGTAGGTCAGCAGGTCATCATCGAGGGCGTTGTGGGAATGACATTTGAGATGGATGGCTTCTTTTCGATTGTGAACGGAAAGATCATGCATATTATTGCAATCACTCCGACAACTATTTCTTTTAATTTAGACACCAGCGATTATAGTGCATATGTCTCAGGGGGCTCAGTTTCGACGATCTATGTGCCTCAGGTCATACCAGTAGGCGAAGTAGCAAGAACGCTTGTGATGGCCGAGAAAAACGTTTCTTAATGGAAGTGGCTCATGACGGTTCCAAATACACTCTCTGCAATCCAAAAGAAAGTACGTCGAATCACTGGCCGTCCTTCTGTAAATCAACTTTCAGATTCTGATCTCAATGAATATATAAACACTTTTTACATCTATGACTTCACTCAACACTTACATCTCGAAAATCTGCGAACTACTTACCAGTTTATTACGACTGCTAATCGTCCTGTCTACGATCTCCCTACTGATCTTTATCTCGGTGGCTTACCTCCTGTATTTATCGCTGGATATCAATCTTACATGACTCAATCCCGAGAAAACTTTTTTCGCGTTAATCCGGGTCTAAATTTTCTTCAGCAGCAGGTTTACACTTCAAATGGAAGCAATGGTCCGTATACGGGACAATTCTTAACCAATACCCCAATCGTTCCAGGATTTAAACCGAATCCTCCAGGCGCTTATGTCCCGAATGCTGTTAATCAAATTGCTGCTAAATTTATTCACTGGAACGTGCTCGTCTCTGCTCTTGGCACTCCAGACCCAACCACTGGCATTGCCCCTTCTATTTCGCTTATCGACGATGGCCAAGGAAACCTTATCGACATTAATGATCCTGGAACTACTCCCGTGACTGGTTTCGTTTATAGAGGCACGATCAATTACATCACCGGCGCTATCAATATCAATACAACGGGCTTTACTCAGAACATACCAAATGGAAATGCAATTAACGTTCAATATATCCCCTATGTTGCATCGCGTCCTCAATCGGTTGTCTTTTATCAGGATCAATTTATCCTCTATCCAATTCCAGACCAAGCTTACACCGTTTCCTTCGAAGCTTATCAATACCCTACGGCATTTCTAGGAACAGATCTCGCGCAAACACCTCAGGTAAAAGAATGGTGGCAGTTGATAGCCATTGGAACATCTTTACTCATCTTTGAAGATAACGGAGATCTTGAGAACTACGCAAAATACCGTCAGATATTCGATGAATCCATGCGAATGGTACAGCGCCGCACAATAGTTCAACAAACTCCCGAGAGGACAGCCTCCATTTATACCGAGCAGTCGGCTTTCTCTCAGTATCCATTTGGCAACAATTTTTCAGGGTTTTAACTTATGGCTCTTCCTTTTAATCCCAATACGCCTCAACCAAACGATGTCATTGCACAGACGCAGAATCCCATTCAGCAGAATTTTGCATCGATAGATACGGCATTCAATAATAGCCCAAATAACTTCTCTCAATTTGCATTCCAGAACGTAACAGCCCCAGCGGCTCCTGTTAATCCTATAGGTATACTTCATACGGTTTTAGGAGGACAATCGCTTTCAGGACAAGCGGTTCCATTTTGGAGACTCCCTTCTGGGGACTATCAGATGCTCCCAGATGTGTTTACCTCGGGAACTACATTTGGATTTGTATTTGGAGCAGTGAGATTCAATTGGGGTGTATTCACCTTAAATGCGGCAAATGTCGTTGTTAATCTTCCTTTGGCGTTCCTTACTACAAACTATGCGGTCTCGGTAACTCCATCCACAGCAAGCGGAATCATAACTCCAGGAATTATTACTTACCAAGCAGGGCTTAATACAATTACTTTTCATAAGCCGTCAACAATGGCTAATGCAGCCTGTTCGTATATTGCTATAGGTCTATAAATGGCAGACATCCCCTTTCTTATCGCAGCACCAAGAATTGGACTTGAAAGGGACCTCGAATCCTGGTTACTCCCTAACGACGCCTACCCTCAAATCGAGGATGCGTACCTATTTAGAGGCAGAATTAAGAAGAAACAGGGCTATAAACTATTAGGTAGGTTACAGAGGCTATTTAACGATTTTAATGTTGGCCATAATCCGGGAGGAACGGGGGGGAATAATTTATTCAAATTATATGGATCTATCATTGGGATTACGAACGCTAATCCAGCAGTAGTCACAGTTTCCGGTGCACATAATTTGACTACGGGAGACATGGTCACCTTTTCCAATGTTTTGGGGATGACCCAAATTAATGGACAATCCGCTTCGATAATAGTTATTTCTCCAAATACTTTTTCTGTGGCAATTGACTCCTCTGCTTTTGGGGTTTATACGAGCGGTGGAATCTATTATTCAAGTAGGGATAATCCATTTGAACCTAATGCTCAGTTCAAAGTCGGCTCCCTTGTTTATACCCTTCATCCCACCCCAAATCCGGATATTGTTTTCACGGATCAAGGCAATGGCATATTGACATCACCAACTCCTGGAAATAGTGGGACCGTCTTTTATGTCGGCGGTTTATTCACTACGACAACAACCGCTGCTCCAGGAACTCTAGCCTCGGCTCTTTTCTTCTATTTTCCCGGTCTTCCCGTAATGGGATTGCCAACATTAGATCAGCCTAGCACCAATCAATCGCCAGCGCCTGGAATCACAATGGCATTTGATACGCGCTATTCTTATTTCTTTGATGATGGAACAAATTCTTTTGTCGATGTGACCTTTTTCAAAGGCACGACCACCATGTTTACATGGTCCGGTGATGATGCCGATTTCTTCTGGTGTTACAATTATGCCAATGCACTATGGACGACAAATTTCGTTAAAGGATTTCAACCCAATCCCAAATTCGTTATTCCCAATCAAGGGGATGGAATTAAGTGGTTTGATCAAGATAAAAGCGGCTGGATAAACTATCTTCCTCCTATCAACGCAGCTCACAATAGCTTCCTAGGAGGAGCTCTGATGATGGTATCCTATAAAGGACGACTCATGGCTTTTAATACATGGGAAGGGACATCTTACGCATCATTACAAAACTTCCCCCAAAGAGCAAGGTGGTCTCAAATCGGAAGCCCCTATTACGATGCAAATACCCCTTCCGGATGGACAGGCGGCTCTGGACAGATAGATGCATGGAATTCAGATACCCCAGGTTTTGGAGGGTTTATAGATGCCCCAACTTCTGAAAACATTGTTTCATGTCAGTTCCTAAAAGATACTCTTGTCGTCTATTTTCAGAATTCTACTTGGCAACTCGCTTACACAGGAAATGAACTCCTACCCTTCCTCTGGGTCAAGATCAACACAGAACTTGGCGCTCTTTCCACATTTAGCGAGGTGCCTTTTGACAAGATCGTTCTAGGAGTAGGATCTGTAGGTATACACGCTTGCGATACGGTAAATGTTGAAAGAATTGATCAAAAGATCCCAGATGAAGTCTTTGCTATCCAAGGAACTAATTTTGGCAGAGAAAGGGTTTATGGAATCCGGGATTATTATTCTCAACTTGTCTATTGGTCAATTCCTTATGAAGGAGCTGATGTTTCAGGAGCTATCGATGATGTTAGAGCTACTCTTCCTCCCCCAGGTATTGATCTGATCTATCCGAATAGGATTTTAGCCTACAATTACATAGATCAAAGCTATGCCTTCTTTAATGATTCATTTACCGCTTTTGGTTATTACTCCAGAGGAAGTGCTGTAACTTGGGCAAATACAACAAGTCAGTGGCAAGAGACATTCTTTAAATGGGTAAGCCCAACCTCCATTCCTGCTTTCCCTTTCGTAGCTGCGGGAAATCAGCAAGGATTTGTGGAGATTTTCGACCCGGAACTCGTGACCAATAGTGAATCTCTTCTTGTTAATAACGTTGTTACTGTTGATCCCCAGACGTATACCATTACATCCCTTAGCCATAATTTATTCAGTGGGATGGTTGTTGGGATAAAAAACAACAATTCTTCATATGTTTTTGGTGTCGTTGAAGTTCTTACAGCAGATACTTTCACGTGGCTTTTAACTACTCCTGACGTATTTCCCGGAGGAACATTCGTTGGAAACGCGCTCATTCAGGTGGTGCCCATTTTCAATGTCATCACAAAGCGCTTTTCCCCTTTCATTGAAGAAGCTATGCAGAACCGAATTAGTTTTATCGACATCTACGTAGATCGAACTGCTAATGGAGAATTTCAAGTCGCTGTGTATCAAGACGAAGATAATTCTCTTCCCACCAATGAACTGACCGTATCCACATTCCCCGAATCAACTTACACCAACTCACCCGATACTCTTCCCTACAAGAATGCGAAACTTTGGAAACGCGTTTATATGACTCAGGTGGCTCAAGAATTTCAACTTCAATTTACTCTAAACAACGATCAGCTAAAAAATCCTGATATTGCAGCTTCAAATATCGTCATCCACGCCATCATTCTTTGGATTGCTAAAGCAGGGAGATTGACTAACTCATGAGTTCAAGCCTTCCTCCTCCCGATTTCATTTCGCAAAACACAACCTATTCTCAAGATGAATCACAAAGGCTTCTTCAGCATACAAAATTTGCAGCAGATGCCGCTAGATACATAAACACCCGAGAAATCGCTTTATATGACCGTGTAGAGATTCAGACGGGTCAGCAGTGGTTTAACTTGGCTAACAACCAACAGAAGCGCTATGGCTTTCGCAAAACGTTCGCTATTTCAGATGCAGCATTAACATTTGCTCATGGGATCACTGGGATCACTCTTTGTACATACATTGGTGGCTCTTTCACCGACGGGACTAACTTCTATCCCCTTCCCTATGTGAGCACGGTTCTTGCAAATCAAATTCAAGTAGTTGTGACTGCGACACAGGTGATAATAACGAAGGGAGGAGGAGCTCCTGCGATTTCTTCTGGCGTCCTCGTCTTGGAGTATTTGAAGCAATAGATCTTTTGCTTAAATTCGCCGCAGTC